GCTTGTCTATATAAAATATCTTGGTCGCCTAGAAAATATTTGATAAGGTATTCACAATCATGTTGGTTTCTTTTATGCCATACTAGAGCTTTTTCCATAACTTCTTTTATATTGTTACGATTAACTTCCTCATAATCCAAAATTATTTTCTTACGTCCATAATTTATCTTACGATTGTAGAAAGTATCTATCAATGGTATTGAATTAGCATCAAATGCCATACCTCACCTTCTTCCAAGTTACCCTAGCTATCGCTATTATTATATCATACTTTTGTTCGTATGTCAAATTTCACTTAATAAAGATACTTGTTCGCATTAATACTTTTCGCTTTCCCTACCATAGAACCACCCAATACATTTGTAATCAAACCGGCAAGTGAATCGGGCATATCGTCATGAATTTTATTTTGCATCTTAGGGTTTTGATTCCAACTATATAGGTTTTGCATAGCATCTAAATAATCTCTATCACCTTTGATAAGGTCTGGGTTTTTAAAGTATAATCTATAAGTATTTTGCTCTGTAGCTATACCTTTGATTTCGTTTTGACAAGCAAGTATTCTATCAGCTTTACTCTTATTCGTAGGGGCATTATGTGTTGTAATATTACAACGATACCCACATGCTTTTAAATCTTGCTCAACTAAAGTCGCAAAAAAATCTCCACCATTATTCTTTTCTATTCCCACTCTTGTTACATTATTATCTATGATTAAGTTCTTAACGTAAGGTCGTATATAATCATCTCCACCAAAGTTATGTTTAAATAAAACATGTTCGATGTACACTTCATTACCATACACATAACCCACTGGCATTGAAAAGTAGTCAGCACCACCATGTGATACGTCAGCATAAGCAACTATCTTGTCAGGCGTTTCACTTGGTAATTCGTTGTAGAAATTGATTGTATCTTTACTAAACACAATACCATCACGTTCAATAGGTCGCATTAAATACTTCGCACTAAAAATTACTGGGTCTTCGGATGCTTCAAGTTGTTTATAATAATCAACATCAAAACCTTTGCCATAATCGTACTTAAAGTTACTATCACCATTCTCATCATAGCAAGGCACACTTATTATTCTTACTCTTGGGTTACTTCCGTCATCTCCGTAAATCTGTATCAATCTATTTGTAACATCATGAATAGACCAAGGAGTATTAATGTGAACTTCGGGGCATGGTCTATAAACCCCATCTTTACCCTTTCTCTGCACTTTTCTATCTTGGATAGTACTTGTATAGGTATAAAACAATTTCTCTAGCCTATCAGGGTTATTTGCTGTTTCTACGTCTTTTACCAAGTCATCACAATAAAGCAAATTACTTGCTTCTGCCAAACCTGTTGTACCACCATCTACTGATTTAAACATCAAAGTATGGAATCTCTTCTCATTGTTGAAGTCTATATACGAATACTCCGCACTCTTATTTACTATTCGCACTGTTGGGAATATATCATGAAATCTATATTCTTCACTAGTACAAATGTTCAGTACTTCGTTATAAAAAGATTGGGTAAGAGAGGCACTATGACCATTACCCAATATACTCCTATCTGGGTACAAACACGCCATGAATACGCAGAAGAAGATACCCGTTGTGGATTTTCCAGACCGAGGGGGCATATTAATACACAAAAAGTCTAATTTACCATCCGCAACATCTTGGAAAGCTTGAATAAGTCCAAATTTCTTCAATATCTTTCTTCTAGGTAGATAAAATTGCTTTTCTATAGGTCTATTCCATTCTATCGCTATCAAAAACGATTCAAAGTCACCACAACGTGCCAATGTATCGTAACAATCAAGAACATACTTTGATGTATCCGCTTCTTTAACACCTTGAAAAGTTTCCTTAAAAAGTATCTCTAAACACTGCCTTGCAACTTTTTCAGCATTTTCAAAATCACTTAATTGCTCATAATCGTACTTTAAACCCATTAAGGCTTTTAAATAATTAAGAGTTGTTTTATCTTGTATCTGATTTAAGAGTTCAATTGTTTCATTGACTCTTTTTTCTATCGTATCTTTTATCTCACCAGATAAATTCGTAATCAAACCATTATTCAAGAGAATCACCTCTTTTTGACACATACGCATCATATTCTTCTAAAAGAGTTTCTTCCGTTTCATAATCGTTTAAATAATCCCAAATCAAATACTTATATTTATCTTTTAACCAATAACGTGAACTAATATACCATCTATAAATCGTAACATACTTTAAGTCATTATTTTTAAATTTATTCGCTAGGTTATACTTTATGTAATACCTTCTTTTAATAAAATCATCAAAGGTAAAAAAAGTCATAGGTTCTCCTAGCAATTCTATAACTGTTTCCATATTATTCCCCTTTATAAATACCATAGAATAGATAACCCTTAGCTAAGTGTCTTTAAAGGCGTTTATACCTCTTTTTTACAATTATCTACTCTATGCTATCTATAAGGTAAGAAAAGGTAAAAGGAATCCTCTCTTTCAATTAAATTCACTTTTTGTATAGATAGCATCGTAAGTGTAAGACTACACCCGCACAAACATTCCTTTTGCATCTTACAATATACTTACTCACCCTATATGCTACCACTTTTCAACCAATTTGTCAATACAAAAAAATCGCTACCATAGCAACCCACTAATGTGACCTACTAAAGATAACGATTCCAACAGGATGATGTATATATAGGACTAAAGTCCATATATATCATATTGTAACACAAAAAACACATCTTGTCAAATTGAGGTAAAAACTGAAAAGAATACATATTGGCTACTCCCCTAGGCATCGAACCTAGAAATTCCACATTCAAAGTGTGGTGACTTTACCAATTTGTCTAGGGAGTAATGAATTTTGAGGAGAGCAAGATTTGAACTTGCGACCTTTAATCCTATTAAATAGAACGATATCAACTTTCTACTTTTCCATGGCTTATTCAGATTAACGCTCTACCAGCTGAGCTATCCCCTCATAAAAAGATATAGGGTCGAGGGGGATGGAGTTGCACCAAACCTTTAACTGTAGCCCTCGATAGTAAGGAGGCAATCATGAAAAATAATAAAACAAAAATTCAAGATTGCGTATAAGCAGAAGAAGTAAGCAACCCCCTAAGCTCACTTCTGTCTAACTTATAAATACATTATACCACATATTTGTAGGTTGTCAAGCGAAAATTAATCTTTTTTCAAAACTAATCGTTGTTCTTGTTCATTTCCATCAAAAGTAATGTATTGAATCAACTTTAAACCTTGTGATTTATGCCATAAAAATACTTGATGTTTTTGTACAGCTGTATTAAATCTCTCCGAATAGTGCCATGAATCTACTGCTGTTGGACTACTAATTCTACGTGTAATCATACCATTATGTTCATCAACGGTAAACTCTGAATGTAAATGCTGTACGTGCAGTTCTCTGAATTTCGATTCTCCCCATTCTTTGTAAAATTCCGCAGGGATGCTCTGCACTAATCTCTTCAAATTTGTGTCACCATGACCAAAAAATATCGCATTATCACCAAATCTATAACATTGATACTCTCTATAATTCTCTTCAAACTTAACTATCGTATCCAACCTATAATACGCCGAAAGTGCCATATAAAGATAAAAACTACTCATTACATCATGATTTCCTTGACATAATCGCACATCTACGTGGTTGAACTTACACCTTAACGTGTTGAAGAAGTCTTTATATAACTCTAAACCAACAATAAATAAGCTCTTCCAACGTATATCATTAAACTGTTGCGTACCCTTCGTAGTCGTATTTCCAACCGTATCAGAGTTGAAGAAGTCGTTTCCAATCATTACAACACATCTATCTGCCCTAACAATCTCTTGCATCTCCAAAATTTGCCTTAAAATCTCATAAAATCTACTTTTAGCAATCTCTGTACCATAATTTTGACCACTTTCAAGCTCTTCCGCATACTTCCCTAAATGCAATTCTATCGCCGGAATCTCTATAAGTAACTCATCATTTAACTTCTTTTTCTTCTCTTTTTTAAACTTTATCGGCTCAATTCCTTCATTAAATACTTCCTTAGCACTCTCTAGTGCCTTGTCTAGGGTTAAAGTCTTGATTAATGGCTTAATTTTAAACTTAACAGCATACAACTGTTTTGTCGTCTGCTCTTTCGTATGCTGATTCCACATACTTGTTGTTAAAAACACAAACTCCCATTCATCTGCATTATACCCCAAATACTCCAGCATCTTCCTTTTATCTCCAAATACTTCCTTTGAATACTCCACTACCTTCTGTGCCTCTACCATACCATTTTCGTATACTGTTTCATACTCTCCAGCACCACTTATCTCTGTATTCAATTCTTCACCACCATTACGTCTATCTCTTACATAAAAGCGTTTCCTCACTGCATCCTTCGATAAATTCTCTCCAAATTCTTTGTTTAATCTATCAGCAACTTCCTTCCACGTCATGTTGCCTTTTTTAACTTCTTCACCAAGAAGAATAAGTTGTTCTTCCAAAAGTAACACCTACCTAGTTCCACTTGGATTATATCAAACTACCTTTTTCGTGTCAACACCTTTTTGTACCCACTTTTTCATCTAATTTACACCTTTTTGCACCCACTTTGGTGAAAGATGAAATGAAAAAGAAGAGGTTATGCTTTACTTTCCCCTTCCTTTGATAAAAATGTGTGTTTAACTCGGTCGTGTTCTTCTGCACGTTTTCCGTCGTTAAAACGCTCAACAGTACCTACTAGATACTATAATTCGACTATTCCTTACTCCTTAGAGTCAACGTGTCTAGTCTGTGCATTTAGATAAATTATGTCATAGTCATAAATATGGGAACGTCTTTTTTTAAGTTTAGCTCGAATATGTTCATCTTTAACACTATATTCTTTAGCCAACCATTTAGCACATTGAATCATTGATGGAAATTCCATCTCAAAATCATCCCTTTTAATAATAACTTTTTTAGCAACATACTTCATAGTGTATTCATAACAATTTTTGGTGGCTTGTTTTATTATCCTATCACTAAGTTTTCTATTTTTCATTTGTTCTGAATGTGTAGCGTATCGTAAATTAGAATAATGATTGTTTTGTGAATTTGTATCAATATGGTCAACAGTATAAATTTCTTTGTTTGGATTGTCACCCAACCAACATTCAGCGACAAGTTTGTGTATAGATAATCTCTTAACTTTACCTTTAAATGTTATAAATGCAGAATAGTAACCATTAACAGAATGGTGATGGTCTAAAAATATTTTTATTTGCTTTTTTGATTTTACGTTCCTAAGTATTGTACCATTTTCATTAATTTCGTACAAATAGTCTAATGACTTAATTTTTCTAAACTCAAGATTTGAATTGCTCTTCATCCCTTGATACCTCCTTAATAATTATTTGATTTCTGACCCTTCCTAGAGTCCAATTAAGGAAACCTTATATTTCCATAAGTTTACGTTGTTTTAGGGCTTACTAGTTTACTGTTTACCCGTTATACGTCTAATGCGTTCAAATTTAACGCCTTCACCGACCATTTTTTTACTGTTTTCCATACTAACCCCCAATCATATTCATACTTATATTATACCATAAAATGGGGAAAATGTCAAAAGAACCAACCATTTTTTTACTTGCTTCCATTAAAGTTCCTCCATTCTATACGCTAAATCATATTATATCACAGATTTGGAGATGATGCAAATGATGAAGGTTGACATGAAGTTGACATATATGACATAAAAGGTCTTTTGTAAAAAATTTGCTCAGGCACTTGCTTAAGGCTTGGGGGCTTCGTTTCAAAATCCCCCTCTAGTCCCCTTTTTATTATACCATAAAAAGAAGAAGAAGTCAATAGTTTTTTACTAAAATTTTAATAAAATTATAATAAAAATATCTTCTTTTTTATAGCGTTTTTAGTACCATAAAAGCGATATAAGAAAGAATAAATAATAATATGATGTAACAATACTATGGAAATATAACACGCTTTAAAATAGTTTTAAAATAGCTATAATCAGATGATGTTGTTTTTTGGTGTATTATATACCATATATATGGTTAACATAATATATATTATACGAACTAACTAAAAGTTATAATAAAACATGTTAGATATAATATATAGTTATATACCTTTATAATGTTACAATTATAACATTATAGACTTTTTGTAAAATTCAGAAGATGAAAAGTCAACATTTTACTATAAAAGTGTTGACATATAAAACTATATATGATATACTATATATAGAAAAGGAAAAAAAGAAAAGGATGATGATATTATGAAATATTTAAAACTTATAAAAGCTATTATAAAAAAAGACATTAGATTATATAAAACAAGTCAAGGATATTTTATAGCAATAAGTAATTTTATTAATAGTAATACTAATAAAAAAGATAAAATTTTAATAAAATATTAAAAAAAAAGTATTGACATATATAACAAGATATGTTATAATAAATATATAAAGAAAAAAGAAAAGGATGGATAAAAATGGAAAAAGAAAAAGTTAAAAAAATAATATTAGAGGGAATCAAAAAAGGTGGATTTACAATTGATAAAAACGGAAATACACCAAAAAACAAAAAAGGTTATATCGTAAGTGATTATGGAAAAGAAAAAACATATTTTATCGATGATAAAATAGACATGATGCAATTAGAAAAAGACTTTACTAATTATATTGAATTAGTAGAAAAAGAAAAAGATGCTTTTATTGGTGGATGGTTAGAAGATAATATATTCTTTTTAGATATTTCAAGGATATATAACAATAAAAAAGAAGCT